CCCCATCCTCTGTAACTATATTGTCACTATTCTCCATCAACATGAAGTTAGGCGCACCGTCTAGCCTTAAAACTGACCCCGAGACAGTGGTATCATCCTTTGTACCTGCAAAGGATGGGTTCTCAGTAATGGTAGATACTGCATTGAATGAAAGGATATTGGGAACTGTGGTGACGGCTGATGTTGCGCTAGTTGAGAAATTCCCTGAACTATCTACAGCTTTAGCTAGATATGTTCCGGTGAGAAGGGGCAATACAACATTGGTGGCTGTTCCTGCTAATGCCTCACCAATATCTGAGCCATGCGACCAAGTAACCCCGCTAGTCATTGGGGTATGTCTGATTCTTACATAGCCGCCATGGATAACATCTACGTCTGTTGGCTGATCCCATTGCAGATGAGCAGAGCCATCCAATGCTCTAACTGTGAAGCCTGTAATAGCTGATGGCGGGGTAGTTAATCCCGCAAAAACAAAAGTAGTTGATGTTACATAAGCTGAACGAATCCCCAAGGTGTTGACTGCCCGAACTCTGAACTCATAACTGCCAGCGGATAGATCATTAACCTGTCCAGATGTTACAGAGGTGGTAACTACAAATACCCAACTACCGCCTGACTCCCTGTACTCCATCTCGTACTTGTCTACAAAGTTATCAGATGGGGCGTTCCATGTTACGTTAGCTCTCAGCTTCGCACCGCTTCCAGTAGATGTTACATATAACTCTTCTGTAGCCGATAGTGCAGTTGGTATTCCTACTGTGTAGGGATCTGGCAAAGTAGTATCTGGTATATCGTCCTTCTCAGTTTTAGATGACCAAGGATAGATAGAGTCCTGATGCTCAATCAGATCAACCTTAACCGTGCCCTCCGCAGTAATGGATAGCTTTACTACTCTGAATGTTTTAGCCGTCCATGCAGGAGTTGAGTGAGTAACCGCTACAATATCTCCAACACTTACCTGTAGTGCCTCACTGGTGGCTGTGAAGGAGCAAGAGATACTATTCCTTGATTTCTTGAGGATGATCTCAGCGATATCTTCAGCCTGATAGATATTGGTGATGGTTTTAAGATTTAACCGCTGATCCAGCTCTACCCCGTTATCTTCCGCAAGGTAGGATGTATAGTCTGGAGAATCAGCCTTTGGATATTCAATCTGATCTGGTTGCCAGTTGTTGTCAGGATTAACAAAAGAGACAATAACTCTATTCTTCTTGTCTTTTTTCTTGACCCCACCAATAGAGATACCATCAACGATATGATCTTCAGTAAAGGTAAATACTGAACTGCCTTCATCTTCTACTGTTAGCCCATACTTGCCTTGAGAGTAAGGCATTAAACCTCTCATTCCTGAGAGCAGAACCCTTACGTTTGCCAGCACTGTGGCATCAGTAGATAGAACCGCATTACAATCAAAGATATTCTGTGCTGTGCCGCCTGTATATGGGGTTACTTGCTCTTCGCACTTATCGGCGGCTGTATTGATTAGAGTGTCATCAATTGCAGAAGTAGCTAGACCCTTTCCATATCTGCTGTTTGTCAGATAATCTCTCAAGCAGAGAGCAGGGTTCGTACTATAGGCTGTGGTTGATGTTCTAGTATCGTAGACCTTGCGACCTTTAACGATAGCAGTAATATCAGGCATTGAGCCAAAGGCATCTTGATCCCACTTAAGGCGACAAGAGAGATATGCCACTCCACGTAATCTATGGTTAGCAGACCAGTCATTTACACCGATCAGCATTGAGTCTGCTGTCTGGCTATCAGTGCCTAGATACTTATTGATAGTGACTAATCCACTGTATCTTGAATCAGTGCTGATTACATCATTGAGATATACATCACCTATCTCTTGTATCTCTCCTTCACATAGAACTAATACTATGTATAGATATTCGTTATCTGCTCCAGATGTGGAGACAAATACCCTTGTTCCACCTACTTTGCGTTGACCATAGATAACAGGAATCTGAGCAAGATTAGAAGCCTTGTTGAGCAGAGTACCCTTGTTCTCATCTCCTAGATCATCTGGGAGATCTGGTATATCAACAAACCAGCTAATGACCTCGCCAATAATGTCAAAGACGACCTCAAATGGTTTGGTAACAATATCCCATACATCACTCCAGAATCCCATTAGGTTCTACCCCACTTGATATCTTTGGTGATGTTGGCGGCGTACTCAAAACCAAGATCACCATCAAAATACATCTGCTGTGAATTATGGTTGGTTTTCCTTCCTGATTTCTTCTCGAAATCCGCCCAATGAGAAGCTACTGAAAGGGAGATTGTACTGCCCTTCTTTGTGTCCTTAATCTTGAAATCAGAGACCCTTCCATCAAATGTTAGTAAGGGATCACCAATAATAGCCTGTGAGGAGTCCAGAAACGCCCTGTAGACCTTTATCTGCCTGTCAGTGGTAGATTGGGATAGCAAGATGGAGATATACGTCTGATCGACCCCTGAGAGCGTTATATTCAATGTACCGACTCTTACATCGGAACTCTCTTGTATCGCTCCAGATTTAAGCAGGTGACCGCCAGCCTGATAGGTATTTCCACTGTAGGAAATATCATGGAAAGCGTTAGTGATATAGATTGCTGGATCAAATGCAAAGTAAATCAGAGTAACTTGCGAGAACGAATCCTTTGCAATCTCTGTTATTACATCTGCATGAATAGTACGACTCATAGTGATTCGATAAAATCGACCTCGTACTTGATGAATTGTGATGTGTTCATCCCGTACTCTTGTATATCGTTTTTTAGGCGCACAGTGAATGGAACACTATTGACAGTTACAGCCTCGTTATCAGATAAAGCGGTCGCCAATGGCGGTTCAATCAGCACTGTGGAATTACCGCTTACATCGCTATTGGTATCTGCTGTCACCATATAGACTTTATCGTGACTAAACTTGATGAAGTCACCAGCCTTGAGAATACCTGTCTGCGATATAGTCCAGCCATCGGTAGAGATACTTGTTGCCCCTACTGAGTGAGCAGTCTTGACTAATGGTGTTCCTGTAGCCACACCCCTTGAATTACTGATGATAGGTGGAACTACTGTAAAAGTCTCATGTGATCCCTTCTGCTTAACCACAAACGCCCATACAGGCATAAAGTCTGCTCTGGTCATGGGTGGGAAGCTGGCAGAGAACTCCCATCTCTGCCCTGCTATCTTTCTTGACTGCATCCTTCCAGACACAGACTCAGATGTAAGTGTGGGTGCATTGGATTTCATACCAACCGCATCCCATACGGGTGTTGTAGGAAATGAACCGCTCATGCTAGTGCTGGTCTCCCTTGATCGTTAAGAGCCTGATTTATCATGCCGATAATATGCCCTCTGCGTGATTGCAGAAGATCATCAAAGCCAGCAGTGTCGTTGGCTATAATTTGAAAGGTTACATTGGCTGTCTTGCCGCCATCTTGCCCCTTTGTATGATCTACAACAGTCTCATTAGGATGAAGGATTGCAGGGAATCCGCCCTTGCCATCTACACCGCCTGATCTTGAGCCTGATCCTGTGAATCCACCGCCCTCGAATGAGGCGGTTGTCGCCAAAGTTTGTCCTAGTGCTGAGGTAGCAGTCATTCCAGCCATAGCGGGAATCGCATTAGTTCCCAGTGTTGCCAATGACACCATAGTTGCCGCTGGAGTCCATGCCGCTGTTGTTGCTATACCTGCCGCTATATTGGCACTTGTAACAGTTGTCATTGCCGCCATAGACGTGGCGACCTGCGTGGATTTAGATGCTGTGTCTAATGCTGTTGATGCGGTCTTGAATAATTTTTCCTTCGCCCAGTTAATAGCCATCTGCACCCCCATCTGGACAAGACTGCTGATTACTGTGTGCATTATAGTCTGCCCTAGTTTCTTCATTGAGTCGCCAAAGTCCTTGCCAAACATAATAGCATCGGCTGTAGCATTACCAATACCTGTTGCCAACGTGCCCCCTTCCCCAAATATCTCTGCCACCATTTCGCCTATTTGTTGCAGTGGGGGCAATACTTTCTCAGCCATTTCATCCCATTTACTCATAAATGCAAATGTGCCTTCGTCCATTGATTGAATGATGGCATTGGCTTCTTCCATTGCGGCAACAAACGCAGAGGTTCGCTCAATTTGCTCATCAGTTAAGCCGGTGTCCATACCTAAATCCATGTCACCGTCCATCTGCATCATGCCCACACCTATATTAGCCACCTCAGCAAGGGCTAATAATTGCTCTGATTCCGTTTTGATTTTTGCAATCTGACTAGATAATTCGTCACCCGGAATCATCTTCTCTAATTTCTTTTTCAAAATCCCTGCGGAATCTCCCAGTGATGACACATACTCCTCATTGCTGGCAAGGATTTTATTTAGCTCTTGAAGTTCTCTTTGCTCATCAGTCAACTGCTCCACTAATTCTTCGGTATCTTTTTTGGCTTCTCCCACTGTGTAGCCTAACTCTCTCATGGCTACGATAATTGCGGCAAGTGCGCCACCTATAATCTTGCCCTTCTTGCCAAGAAGTCCACCAAGCTTTGTGCCAAACCAGATCATTCCTACTGCAATAATCTTGTCAGCATTAGCTACTGTAAACTTGAATAAATCCAATAGCGCACCAGCGAAATCCTTTACACCCTTGATTGTCTCTGGATCTTTGAATGTCTCTGTAATCTGCTGAACAGTTTTTGTAACTTCCTCAAAGACTCCTGTCTCTGCCATCGCAAGCTGTAACTTCATCCAAGCATCAT